TGGTCTACTTCACTATTCAAAGTATTAACAGATACATTCAAAGAATAAGTTGCTGCATTTACTCCTGTATTGATTGTTAACTGACTTGCAGTAAAATTATTCAATGCAGTGAATGAAGGTTGTTGTGATGCAGTAAAAGCATTCAATAAGTTAATTGAATTAGTTACTGATGCTGTGAATGAATTGTATGGTATTTCACTTACCAACGAATCAATCATATTTGTATTAAAGGCTCTTAAGTCTGATGGACTAATCTGACCCGAATTATTATTAGGGAATGATTGGTTATTATCTACAATAAGTGCTTGCTTTGATATTTGAGACATATCTTTATATTATTTTACTGATTTACTACTTTGTCGAAACCATCTGCATATCCTGCATCAAATCCACCACCGCCTGTTCTAACAGGTGATTGTATGTTTCCAATACCCTGCTGCATTAAAGCACCTTGACAACATTTAACGTCATAGGTATCAGTATTCAAACATAGACAACCTCTCCTACTATTCTTTGGTGAACTTAATCCACGTGTAGGACCCAGGAATATGCCAGACTGATTCTTTCTATTGACTGAATATCTTAAATTACCACTTCTGCTATTGCTCCAAATTCCTCCCATAGTTTCGTTTTAGTAATAACAATAAAGATTTGAAAAGTTATTATCCACCCATCTTTTTCATTGCCTCTCTATGTAATAGATTTTCTACTTGAGCTTTATCAGCTTTATATGCTAAATACAAAAGACATTTCTCTAATGGTTCTTCGACTACTTTATCAAAATAGAGAATGTTTCCTTCTGCAAGTTCATAAATTGTTGTGTAAGCTGCCCACTTCTTTCCAAAATTTGCTTGATGTTGTGAGGTATGTCCAACTGCATCGAAGAGTTCAGGATATCGTTCCACAATTCCGTTAATAAATTTAACAAAAAAAAAAGTGTTCCAAAGTGTACATCCATACCTACTGATAAGAATTTGGATGAGTCTACATTACCTTCATATGCTTTAATTAAATACATATCTCCTTGCTTCTTTGTTACAGGTCTATATAGTATACTCATTATGTTTGCCCAATTTGTGTCTATCTCTATTGTTTGATACTTTGTTATATCTGCGTAAGCACCATAAGTCATCTTAGATAAGTTAGGTTCAAATCCATATTCAACTCCATCTATTTCAATAAACCTTTGTAATGGTAAATCAATAGTAGATAAGAACTTAGATAATTCATTTTTGATTTCTACATAGTTTTCTAATCCTAATCTATTTAAGTACTCAGCAGGTAAACCACATAAGTGATACATCATAAGAGCCGTTATAGCTTCTTCATCACCTTCATAGTTCTTAATATCGTTTTGTAAATCTAACCACTTCTTTAAAGTAATATCACCATAACTGGTTGGTACTTTTAATTCTAATTCTTTTACTGCCATAAGTTTAATGCTTTTAATATGTTTGTTAATCTTGTAACTTTCTTTTCTTCTATTTCTAATTTGGTATTCATCATTATAAGTTTTGCATTTGCATCACCTATTTGTTGTTCCAAATCTTTTGCGTAGAGTATCAATTCTCTTATCTCATCACTTGTCCACATTTGAGGACGAGTATCGCTGAATCCATTGTTTAAATCTATATTTTCCATTAGTATCTATTATGTCCTATTGTTATTGCATATACACCTTTCCTTTGTGCTTTCTGACTTAACTTCATCATACAACAATACCTTGCAGCATCTATTAAGTGGTCTAATCCTCCTTCAGGTGTGTCAGTAGTATAACCATGTTTATCAGTTGAGTATTGGTAGGCATACATCTCATTGATTAAGTTCTGTGATGATTTAAGTATTTGTATCTTATAGTTCTGCATCACACCTATACCAAACTTAATACTATCTTTACCTTTCACTACTGGCTTAATGTTAAACCCACTTCTATATAACTCCTCGATTAGCCTCGGTTCTGCACTATCACCCCATATCTCTTCTGACTTTTGTATGTCCAATGAATTTAATTTAGCTACTATGTCGTTTGTCACTAATCCTTTTTCGTAAATAAGTTCTTCCAAAAAGATTGTATCACTATTTTTATATACAGCACAAAGAGCAGTGGGGTCATTACTAAAACCAAAATCAATCCCAAAACCCACAAAGTCAGCGTCAATAGAATCACATAACTCAAATTGAAAAATTGCTTTATCATTAGGGGCAAATTCACCCTTACCATATATCTTCCAGTATTTCTCATTCGTATGTTGTAAGTTCTCAATCGCATCTATCATTTCTTTTGGTAAGTAAATATTATCTTTGTATGTTGTTACAAATCTTTCAACCTCTGGCATTGTTCTAAGCCAATGGTAAGGACTAACTGTCGGGTTGTATGCAAGTATGATTTTGCCTGAAGTTCTAATAGATAACTGAAAATAACTTTCTTCATCAATCTCACTTGCCTCATCAATAAAAAGTATAGTAGACTTAATACCACGTAACTTATCAGCATCATCAGTAGAGAGGAATTGAATAGTAGAATCGTAGAGGTTATAGACCCTATCAGTAATATTAAATTTCTCATCTTGCCATATGTTTAGTCCTTGTAAGATATCCTTAAAATCTTTCATTACCGTCCTTTTAAGAGAGGGTATTGTTTTCCTTACTATTGTTATTGTTTCTTTATTTTCTATTGCCTTTACTATCAGGAATTGCAATACAGCATATGTCTTACCACTTCTTGTTCCTCCTATGTGTTGTGTAACTCTACTCTTACTATCTAATAGGTTTTCAAATGTAATCGTTGTATTGATATTAACTTCCACTTCCTGATTTAGTTATGTTTACATTTATGGATTGTATTCTTTGGTCTACTTCTATACTACCTTTCAAATCTATTGACCTCATCTTTGGCATTGCATACTCCATTAGTTTCATAGATAACTCTAATGCTTTAACAGGGTCAGTCTTTTTTAATTCTTCTAAATCCGTTTGTATTGTATTGAGTGTGTTGTTTACTGCACGATTAATGGTTAACCTCATTTGCTCTGTTGTTCTATTCAGTGCACCTTTGGGTCTACCATTTGTATTTATTCTTGTATCTCCTTTAACGAATGCCATAGTATTTTAATTGTATTTTACTACTATTTTAACAATCATGTATTACTTTTGTAGTTGACTAAGCAATTCTTTCGTATCCATACATTCTTACCATATTGCCTTCTAAGTCTGCTATTATTAAAGCACCTCCCATATTATTACCTTTAAGTATTATTTGTTTATCTCTTATCCATGTCCAATTAAAATTGAAATATGCATATTGATAATCTATATGATGGTAGTTAGTATTCATAATATCCGCGAGTGTCAGGCAGGTCTTTTGCAATCATGTTTCTACTTCTTGCATTTGGATTCATTTCTCTTCTAGCTTCTGGTGTTCTTCTATCTAATATCCATTCCATTATACCATTATCCTTTATCTCTTTCAATTGTTTATCGTAGTGTGCAGTTATAACTGATTTATCTCCTGTTTTATTGTATTCTTTCCATGCTCTACTTAATGCAGTTCTTATACTACAAAATCTACTACCTGCTTGATTACCTTTATTGTCAAATGGATATTTATCTTTCTTTTTGTACTTAGCTCTTTTCTTTTCTTCAATTACCTTTTGTGCTTTATTGACACAACTTTTACATTTCCATATAGGTTTGCATGTATGAAAGGATTCATTACATTCTTTACATATCCTTTCCTCTCCTACTTTACGATTGAATGGTTTCTTAAACATCAAATGGATTATCTATAACTTGTTCTAAATACTTTCTTATCTTCTTTACTGCAAGGAATGTTGTACTCTTACTAATCTTAATCTTCTTTGCTACTTCATCAAGTGTGTCCGATGACATCCAATACAATTGAAATATCTTTGATTGAGGCCACATCTTTGTTTTCTCTAATTGTTTTAATTCATTTAGTATTTGGTCATGTGCATTTTGTATCTGTAAATCTCTTTCTTCATCATAAACTATTTCATCTTGTTCGTCCCAAGGGCAATAATCTTGTCCGATTAAACCTACATTCCTAACTCTATTAAGTTTCTTGGTTTTGTTTATAAATCTACTATGTAAAAATTTATTACAATAAAAAAGATTGTAAGTATTGTCACCCCAAAATAATTTAGCATTACATTTCTCATGTAAGTAAATGTAAAGTTCTTGTACTATATCTTCTGCTTCTTCTTTATTCTTTGTAATCTTTTTTGCTGCTGATACTAACCAATTATTAGATTCATTGTATAGTCCGACTAACCTTCTTTCACATTCACATTGTTGAATACTACCTGAGTCGATTATCATTATCTTACTTTTGCGTAATCGTGTAGAAAGTCAATTGCTCTTTTCCAATGTCCTCCTGCAGATGCACAGGTGCAAGGTCTCATTTCTTGCTCACCTCTAATATGATTAAATGTATCCCAAATATAAGGTGCTTTATTTTCTGGTAAGTAAGCACCTATCTGACTTAATTCATTTTTAAGTTCTAATAGTTGTTCTGGATTTAATTCATTCATTACTTAATAGTTTTTAACTTAGGTAACTTTACATCTTCTGCTTTAGGTTGTTGTGGCATACCTTGTGGTGGTTTAACAGGATTAGATAAGTCTAATAAATGTTTAATCGTTTCAAAGTGTGGGTGATGTCCTGAGAATGATAGTCCCATACATGCAAAGATTAAAACTAAATCTTCTACTCCTTTTAGGTTTTGCCAATCTACAAAGTATAATGCTTCTTTGTCTACTTCTTTTGTTTCT